AATCATCCCTGTACCAAGTGGGCGGCAAAATCAATTGATAATGCCTATTGGTTAATCAAGCATGGAATGAACCTGTGTGATGAGTTTCATTTGAGGTACGGAAAACCTCATTCGTGCTATAATACTCTTTTGGGGGCATATTACCTATTTCCAAAAGGTAAAATTGATAAAGTAACTCCTTTTGCTCGTGCGATGCCTGATGAGATTAAACTGGATACAACTATTGACACTTTTACTGCTTACAAGAATTACATTAACACCAAGACTTGGGTTAGAGATAATTATCTTCGTATGCCGTCAAGAAAACCTTCGTGGATAAATTAAATTATGGAATTAACTGATAATAAACCATTTCTCTGGGTGGAGAAGTGGTCTCCACAATCTGTTGAAGATTTGATTCTCACTAAAAATGTTAAGGAGTTCTTTCTTAATGTCGCCAAGGAAGGTCAATTAAATCAAAATCTTATTCTTCAGGGTTCGCAGGGGTGTGGTAAAACTCAAACAATCAAAACACTATGTAAAATCACAAAGCAAGATGTTTTGTTTCTAAATGGGTCTTCAGAAGGAAGATACTTGGATACGGTTCGTAATCAAGTCATTAATTTTGGAACAACCGTTTCTATGTTTAATGATAAGAAAAAGGTGGTGTTTTTTGACGAGTTTGATGGAACCACAAATGATGTGATGTTGTGTCTTCGTGGGGTGATAGAGCAACTTCATAATAATGTGTGCTTTATTTTTACCTGTAATAATTTGAATAAAATTATTGAACCAATTCAATCGAGGTGTGTTGTTCTCAAATATACACCCATCCAGAAAGAAGAAAAACCGCAGATGATGTCCGACATCTTTAAGAGGATGACGCACATACTCGAACAGGAAAAAATCGATTATGATAAAAAAGTTATACTCGAACTCGTAAAGAATTATTTTCCGGATACGCGACAACTACTAAATGTTCTTCAGCGATATTCTGCCGGCGGAATAATTGACTCTGGTATTCTTGCTTCTTTTTCTGATATTGCCATAAATGACCTTATGAAACATCTGAAAGATAAGAACTTTACGGAGGTTAGAAACTGGGTGGTAAAGAACTTGGATAATGATGCCTCCGCTATTCTTCGTAAGATTTATGATGCTCTTTATGAATGTTTAGTGCCCTCCACCATTCCTTCTGCTATTCTTATTATATCTAAATATCAATATCAGTGTTGTTTTGTAATGGACCAAGAGATAAATCTTTTGGCGGCACTAACAGAAATTATGTGTGAGGTTGAGTTTAAATGAAAAATAAGAAATTAAGAGAACTCATACAAAAACCCTTGAGGTTTCATCATCAAGATATTCACGATGAACTTGATGAAATTAAGAAACAACATCAAGTTAAATCCAAATGGTATTATATCTTCTGGGGTGCCTGTGCGATTGCCGTAGTTGGTGGGCAGATTTATGTAGGGACTGGTTATCGTGAGATGGCAGAGGCAACCAGAGACACTAAAATTGTTGTGAGTTGCCTAAAATGAACTCATATAAGATTGACAAGGCATCATTATGTGAGGTTCCTGTAAAGACAACTCCGGAAAATGTAAAAGAAGCAAACGAAGGTTTGTTTCGCGCTAAAATGACCGTTCCTGCTGCCGCAAAACATTGTGGTATGACGCAGAAGGAAATGAAATTAACCTTTAGAGAATATTTGAAGTATAACCAACCTGATTATGAAAACTAAAATTGATTTTGATTTTGAAATTGTGATGGGGGTAGTTGAATACACTCGTCGTTTAAGATTTGGCGGTCAAAAGTTTAGTCGAGCGGTATTTATTGAAAAGGCAATTGAAAAGACAAGTAAAAACTTGGTTTATGTTGGATTGAATGATACTCTGGGTCACGATTTTACTACTAAAGTAAATGAGGAATTGTGGAGATTAGAGGCGAAGGGTTTGGATCACTTATTTCAAACTGATAAAACCATCAACACGAAAGAAATAACTCTTAAAAACTTTCAGGGAACTGTAAATAATAATTTCCCAGAAAAAAAGTTTGATGAAATGATTTTGATCGATCAAACACAACGACATATTGGAGTAGTATCTTTTGAGAATGCTCTTAAGAGATTTGATCCTGAAAAAAATATTTCTAAATCTGGACTTAAGATTGTTATTGATAAGGGAGATGTAGAATACCTCGCCAAAGATATTTCTCTTGCTCCCAAAAAACAAGTCAAGGAACTTTATCATCAAATTGTAGATGAAATTTATAAATGGGAGGACGAAACCGATGAGTGGTAGTATGAAATCTCTTAAAACGCCGTTGCGCTACGCTGGCGGCAAGTCCCGTGCTTGCGTCAAGATGGACCCCTATTTCCCAGACCTACGAAACTATGATGAGTTTCGGGAACCATTCGTTGGTGGTGGAAGTGTTGCTATTCACATTACAAAAAAATATCCAAACATTAAGATTTGGGTGAATGATCTTTATGAACCTCTTGTAAACTTCTGGCAGGTACTACAGACATTTCCGGATGATTTACGAGATACTCTTTCTCGTGAAAAATCTAATCACTATAATCCAGAAGCAGCAAAGGAACTTTTTCTTGCCGCAAAGGATATGATTAATGATCCGGCAGAAACTTCAGTAGATCGTGCCATAGCATTTTATATTGTGAATAAGTGTTCTTTTAGTGGTCTTACCGAAAGTTCTTCATTTTCAGCACAGGCATCCAAATCTAATTTTAGTTTTCGTGGAATTGAGAAACTGCCAGAGTATTCTAAACTTATCTCTAAATGGAGAATAACTAATTATTCCTATGATTATTTGATGGATGGAAATATGGGTGCCTTTATGTATCTTGATCCTCCTTATGATATTAAGGATAATCTCTATGGGCGCAAGGGATCAATGCACAAAGGATTCGATCACGATAAGTTTGCTGCTGATTGTGATGCTAATACTATGGATCAATTGATTAGTTACAATTCAGATCAGTTGGTGAAAGATAGATTTAAGAACTGGACTGCCGCAGAGTTTGATCTAACTTATACGATGCGTTCGGTTGGTGAATATATGCGAGATCAAAAGCAAAGAAAAGAACTATTGTTATTTAATTATAATAAAACTCCAAAAATCCAATTTAATTTTGATGGATGTTATAATTACAATAGATTAAAAAGTGAGGGATTGATTGGTGACTGAATTAAAAGACTGGTTAAACTCGATCAATTTCTCCAAGAAAAATCTGTTGGAGGAAGATCCATCTCTTATCAAGGAATATGTTCCGTTTGTGATTAACAAATGCTTATCCGGTGAGATAGATACAATTATGTATGTAAATGAAATGAATATCAATCATCATCTTGACAAAGATATTCAATATTCATTTTACTTAAATAGTTTGAGAAAAAGGAAAAGATATTCTCCTTGGATTTATAAAGATAAAATCAAAGATCTTGATTGCGTCAAAAGTTATTATGGATATAGTAATGAGAAGGCAAAACAAGCGTTGAGGGTTCTCACTAAAGAGCAACTTAATTTTATAAAGTCAAAAAGTGAAACCGGAGGAACAAAATAATTTATAAATGACCCAAAGGATACAAAACCTAAATAAAAGATATGTAAATAATTTTGAGGAAAATTATGTCAGTCGTAAATGAACCTATTGTGAAATGGACTCCAGATCAAATGGTGGAAGTAATTCTTAATGAACCGGATGATTTTTTAAAGGTTCGTGAAACTCTTACGAGAATCGGTGTAGCATCAAGAAAAGAGAAAAAACTTTATCAATCTTGTCATATTCTTCATAAGCAAGGTCGTTATTATATTACGCATTTTAAAGAACTTTTCGCACTTGATGGCAAACACGCAAATCTTACGGTGAATGACGTTCAGCGTCGTAATCGAATCGCTCAACTTCTTGCGGATTGGGGTTTGATTGAGATTGTAGATGTCACCAAGATTCAGGATATTGCTCCACTAAATCAAATCAAAGTTCTTGCTTATAAGGATAAGGAAGATTGGGTTTTGGAAACCAAGTATAATATTGGTTCTAAAAAGAAAATTGTTGAGGAAACCGAATAATAAAGTAGGGAGTTCAACACTCCCTTTTTTATTGTTACTTGATATATAATAGTAAGGACGCCTTCGGGGTCCACACAATCAAACCTCGCTTTTTAAGGAGATACTAAAATGACTAATCTTACAAGGTATACTGCTGCGGATCTTCCTAATCTAATGGATAAGATCACAAGAAACAGTATTGGACTGGATGAATATT